CCCTATGCTAACACCATCGGGGTACAATCTACCACCACCTGCACCTACAAAATTCGCCCATTGCAAAGTATATGTAGAAAGTCCAGACCCAGCGTTTAGTTGCATTCCGAATCCTGATGCATTTGTATTTCGTAAACGGGCAAACAAATTTCCATTAATATCTTGTGAAACATCTAATCCATAACTTGGCGAACTCGTCCCAACCCCAAGCCGTTTATTCGTGTTATCCCAAAAGAGATTAGAATCCGCAGCAAAAGCACTCCCGTCAGAGAACTGAATTTGACCAGCCGTTCCAGCGGGAGACCCGCCGCTAATTGTAATATCTCCGCTGCCCAAGAGCGAAGTGCTGTTAATGGTCTTAATGTTCGTGCCGCTTACAAGCTCAGCCTGCAAACCTGCGACTAGATCGCTCTTTGCAATTTTCTTTGTCTCGGTTGCTGAGGTGTCAACAATGGCCAGCAGGTCGTCGTCTGCGGCAGTTGCGAGCGAAGGTAATAAGGATATTTTGCTATCGGCCATACTCCAAAAATAAAAGCAGGCGGGGCAAACACTAGCAACAATTTAAGGCTATTTGTTCGAGGCTACTATATACCACTGCACGCCGTCGGACTGCACCCAGTAAGTTTCCCATTTGCTCGACCAGCTCAATAGCTGAGCGTCGTTAATAAAGTAACCTGCCCCAGCGTCAAGAATCAAAGTATTAGCCGCTTGAGTTTTAATAAAGCCAAAGCGCAAGCCAGGGGTAACGCTTGGAGGCGCTGGCAAGCTAATTGTAATACTGCCGCCGCTAGTGTCGCAGGTGAAAATCTCGTATTCAGTCGGGAAGCTAGTAATGTCGCTTGTAACGTTTAGGCTATTGCCAAGCCTGCGCATTTGCCAGCTAAAGTCAGTAGCCGCAGCATTGTAATAAAGGGCTAGCGTATAGGTGCCGTCTACGCCAGGATCTGAGGTAGGCGCTCCGTGGCTGACTTCTAGAAAGTCGTTTATAAGCTGATCGGGTAAAGCGCCTGTAATATCCTCGGCTCTACCTACCTGCTCGCGCAGCCTATCTATTTGGTCTTGAATATAAACGCGCTCAGAAGGTGCTGGGTTATCCGTCTCTCCTTCGCTTATTACATCGCCGTAAGTTGTATTAATTTTAAGCCATTCGCCCTCCCAAGTTTCGAGCTGCGCTGAATAACTACACCCGTTCAGCAGCCACGCCCCGCCGTCAAAGTACAAAGATTTGACAGCAGTAAGCCCGCCGTTATCGTGCCAGGTTCCGCGTATTGCGCCAATAAAGCTAGCATAAACTGCGCTACATTGGTCCACTAGCGACTGCTGAAAGTTTTCGGCGTAACCAGCCTCCCAGCCGTTAGCCCAGTCTGTTGGCTTTACTGAGGTTGCAAAAGTCGGGCCTACCATTATAGTGCCTAGCTCGTATTTATCGAAGCCATCGTAAAATACCTGCGGCAAGTCCTTTACTATGCTATTTTGAATTGCGCTATTACCGCTCTGCGCCCAGGTGTTTTTAGTAAAGGCGTAGGGGTCGCTAGTTGTATAGCTTCGGCTTGCGGCTATGCTGCCTAAAAAGTCAATAGGGGTAGAGCTTTTTATGCTCCAACCGCTAGAAAATGGGTTTTTGCTAAAGTTAAGCACTACCTCCTCAACTGTTGCCTCAACATGAAAGGCGGTAATATTGGCCGCTGGCCCTGTGGTGATAGGAGCGCTAAAGTCTTCTACTATGTTTATAGGCCAGCGTCTTTTAGACGTGCTATAATACTTAAATGCTTTAAGCTTGTAGTTTGGTATAGTGGTTTGAGACTGCCAGTAAAGGCCATCATAATAATAATAAAGGGAAGTAGGCGAGCCGTCTACGCCATAAATGCGCCACTTCACAACCTGGTAAGCTACGCTTCTGCTTGAGGCGCTTGCGCTCTCAATGTTTAGCTGTATGCGGAAAGGGTAACCATCTTGCAACCTGTCAAAATCCAATTGCATTGCGCCTATGCCAAAGGTTATTTTTTTAGCGTAGGCTCCGTTAGCCTTAGTCAAAGCTGAGCGGCTAAGTCTCACAGGAGGCTGGTAATAAAGCTGCGGCTTTGCGGCCCATTGTGGACGAGCGGGTAAAGTGCCTAAGCTAACGGCGTGCGATATTGTGCTAGTCCCGTTATAGTTGCCGCTTTTATCGTATTTATGAAAGGTTAGCGTAGAGCTTAAATAGGTCGGGGTTTGAGTGATGTAAAAGCCGCCGTTATCAAAGTGAATCCTAGCCCCAAAGCCTTGTAGTATTAACTCTATTGCTTTGCGAGCGCTTATATAATTCAAGTCAACGCCGCCGAATATATCGAAGTTGTCGACGAAGGCGAGCCGATGAAACCAAAAAGTATTAAGTTTCTGATCACTTACGCTCTGAGTAGCGCTCTCGTATTGCTCGAGGCCGTCAAAAATATAGTCAGAAGTCGCCCCAAAGTAATCGTCTAGCCCGCTAAGCTCTAAGCATTTTCTGAGCAAGTAAATGCCGCCTGCGTGGTCATTTGTGAACCAACTTTCCTCTACAAAAAAGCCGTCTATTAAGTTTAAAGCATCTACTGCGGCCACCTCAACAATAAGTTTCCCGTCTGGATCTGCCCGCTCAAATCGCATTTGATCAGCCAAAACCCTGCCAACATAATACAAGCTACCGTCTTTTAATATCTTTACGGCGTAAGTACCCTCTGGGTTTGTAGCAATAGCTTCAAAAGCCGCTAAGTCTGCGTCTGTATTTACTACAAAAAAAGCAGTAACTCGACTAGCTCTTATCGGGTTATCAAAAAACGTGTCATTTTCGCCCTGCCTGTCTATTTTAAAACCAGGCGAGGCTAAGGTAAGCTCTACGGGTGTACTTGTTCCACTCGGGCCGTCCCATAATTCGCAGGTGTATTCAACGCCCGCTATACTGTAAAAAGTGCCGTAGAATTGCTTAGCCATATTTCAAAGTTAGCCCCTGGCCTTATCTTTTTCGTATCTATTAACAGCTAGCCACAAGTCGCGCCCGTCGAATTTAGTAGTAGCAACAAAGTTACCGCCCCCGCTTACGTTTAGCATACTCTGCAATTTATCAAGCGGAGCAATTACCTCAGGGTTTGAACTTGCGCCAGGATATTCGCCCATTAAGCCCAAAGTCGGGCCGCTAACTATACCGCCGTCCGCAAAAGCCTTAACGCTACCACCTTGCGCCATTGCGTTTTTAACGAGCTTAGACGCTGCAACAAGGCCAACACCTGCCACAATAGCTACAACTGGGTCAAGATTTTCTAGCGATTCCTTGAAAGCATCAATAGCAATACCTTGAGCAATCAGCGCCTGGCCAAAAGTACCTAGAAAGCCAGCCAAAGAGCTAGCAAAAGACTGCAAGAAGGTTTGCATCGCGTCAGCTTTGCCGCTTAGTGCATCGCCTACCATTTCGCCAAAAGCTGAAAGCATTTCTCCGCTCATTTGCTCAAGAGCTGCGCTTGCTTGCTCTGCAGCTACTTTCATGCGGTCCTTAAATTGCTCCATTTTGCGCGCTCTTATCTCCATTGCTAAAAAAAGAGCCTCATTATTTTTTCGCCACTCAGCTAATGCTTCAAGATCTAGGCTTGCTGCGTCTTGGTTTTCTTGTGCCATTTGCATCAATAGCCCGCCAGTTGGAGCGGTGGCTGCTGACGCTGGCGCTAGGTCGGCCTCGGTCATTTCTCTAGGCTTACGTCTAGCGCTAACCGTCGTTAGTCTTTTTAATTCTTGGTCAACATATAGCTTATTGAGATTTTCTTGCATAGCTATTTCTAGCTTTAGCAATTCGTCTAAATATTTTTCGTAATCTTTTAGATCCTTAGCCCTGACGGTTTTTTTAGTTTCACCTAAGAAACTTTCTAGGGTTATAGCTTCACGCAGTAAAGCTTTTGCCTGCGCCTGGTATTCGTTAGACTTGGCTATTGCCTCGTTTGCTAGTTCTGTTTTCTTAGCAAAGGCAGCCATTGCCTCTCCAGCGGCTGGGGCAATAGGGCGAAACGCAGTTTTTGACCTAGCCACCAATTTTTCCCACCAGCTCAAAGCCTCTTCTGTGGTCATGCTTTGCGCTTCTAGGCTCTTTTTTAGCTCTTCGGCGCTAGCCTGTGCAAATACTTCAGCCTTAGATCTTGCTATAATTGCGGCTATTGCCCTGTCGGTGGCTTCAGTTAACTTGTCATTAGCTAGCGCTTCGTCTAAGGTGTAACCCTCTAGTAGCGGCACGCTTTTCTTTAGCTCCTCGTAAGCCTGTAGCTTTGTTCTTGTACTTACGTTTTGGTCTTTAATAATCTCGACCAAGGACTGAATACTAGCAGCCTCCTCTTGCCCAGCAGTTGCTAAATCTATAGCTGTGTCTCTATACCGTTTTTGTGCATCTGTTAGCCCGTCTGTTTCGCTTGTCAATTCAGAAAATGACGAAGCCAAAGAGGCCACTACAGCAACAGCTAAGCCAATGCCAGAAGCTGCTAAGGCTATACGAAAAGCCTTTAGTGCGCCCGTTGAAGTCCCCACTACAGCAGCGTAAGCCATCTGCGCTTTTTCGGCAACGGCTGTAAATATTGCGTTATCTCTTTGTGAAAGGTTGTACAAAGCGACGGCTGCGGAGGCGGCACCCATTGCAATTCGAATAACCTTCATTACTGAGCTTAGTTCATCATTGCCATCGCTAAATAACAAAACAGCGGAAGCCGCAGCATTTATGCTTCTACTCAGAGCCTCTGTGGCCTGCGTGTTTGCCTCGGCGTTTCGGCTGCTTTCTTGTATCTTGTAGTTAAGTTCGTCTCTTGCTATGGTCAAATTGCGAACAGCGTTGCGCTCTTCGTTGTATTGTTTGACCAGTTTTTTACCTTCTGCGTTTAATTGCTTTCTGGTCTCAATGTCCCACTTTGAAGAGGCCGCAAGCTTTTTATTGAGTCGGTCAATTTCGCTCTTGAAGGCTTTCATGTCGCCCTCGCCGCGTTTAATTAGGTCGTTAAGTTGTTTGCTTTTTACTCTTAAATTACCGCCGCCTAAAGCCTCCTCTAGCGCTTTCTGAGATCCCTTTGCAATTTTTTCAATTTGGCTAGAGCCACCTTTTACTATGTTTACAGCATCAGAGATTCCCTTGTTAAGCTTGTTAACATCTGCGCCTATTGTTACGTTTAGATTTAAATTACTAGCCATCACAGTACAATTTTAAAGCCGTCTTCTTGAAGCAAAAAGCCGCCATCTTCGAGAAGCAAATAGTTAACAGCTGGCAAGCCGTAGGTGTAAGAAATGGTTAAAAGGTAATCTTGAGATACTTGCATTACCCCGCCGTAGTCTGCTGCATCGTCGAAAAATTCTTGCTGGTTATCGAATTGTATATAGAAAACGTTAACGCCGTTGTATTCGCCAGGAGTTACTACATTTAGCGCGTCCCTAACCGCGTCGGCCAGTTCGCTAGCATCTTCGTAAGTTAAAGCAAGACAATCAATTTGTACCCTAGTTTGGTCTAGTCTGCTGTTTGCATCCTTTGTAAAGTTTGGGTTAATGTTAATCTCGCTATAAACAATTGCAGGAAAAGCAGAGCCTTGGGGTAGAACAAGCGGGCTAATTCTATTACCAACCAACGCGCTAACGCCCGCGTTATTGGCGAGTATATTGTAAATTACTTTAGCGGATCTCATTTTGCAGGGGTTAGCTAGTCAAAAATAAGCGAAACGCTCTTAACACTTGCCGCAATTATTGGCCAAAGAGTTTTTTAAATTCTCTAAGGCTAATTTGCTTGCCTTCTTCTGATACAACGGGCGTAAGTTTCGCTAGCGTTTCCTTGTTAGCTTGTAGGTGCTTAATAACAGCCTCGGCAATGCTTTGCGCCGTTTCCCAAGGGAACCTAGCTAAATCTGTTGGCTTTATGCGCTTTTTGCTGTGAGGCATTAACGAAAACATAGCTAGCCACCTAGTGCGCTCCCACTCATTTCTGTAGTGTTGTATCTGAGCGTTGCGCATACCGCGCAAACGAAGCATAAAATAACGCGGCGTTATATCGTTAAAAGCCTCCTCTGTTAGCAGCATCTCGCCGTAAGCGATCTCTTTTAACTGCTCAAAATCTAGCGGCTGCCGCTCGCCGCTATTCAGTTTCCCGACTCTTCGGCTTCTGTTTGTTTGGGAGCTGAGAAAAACGCTTGCACGGCTTCAGTAAAGGCGTTTAGCGCTGGGCTAATATCGGCCAACGTCTCTACCTCTTCGGCCAACTCTTCAGCGTCCTTATAGGGGCATTTTTCGCCGATTTTCTTATAACCAGCTTGCACGCCGTAGAAAGCACAAAGACGGGCGAAGGCTAGCGTGTTCGCCATGCCCTGGCCCGTCTGTGCGAGTTGGTCGAAGTTGTCTACATTAGCGCCTTGCATTACGCGCTCAATTGCTACCATGTTAAAAAACAGCGGGTGCTTTTTGCCCCCTATGTTTACCTCTGTCATGGTGCAATAATAAGCAAAAAGGCGTTAATTATTACACTGTGGCAATTGTCAACGTGCCGCTTCCTTGCAAGTTAGCCGAGAAGGTAGCAACGTCGTTAACTGGAGCGCTCCAGGTAATGTCGGTAATCAAAGCGCTTCCGCTTACTTTCAAGTCGCCGCTAACTTGGCTCGTCATTACTACTGTGATGTAGTCGCCAGCTACTGCGTCGTCGAGCAATTCTTTAAAGCTTAAGCCTGTGCCTACTGAAGCGTCTTCTTCAAAAATGCCCTCAATGCTCATGCTCCAAGAGTTTAAGCCTACCAGAAACTCCTTGTAATTGCCGCCGTCTTTGTTTGTTGCGTCAATGGTGTCTTTGGTAAAGTTCATGTCGGTCGCAGTTGCGTTCGCAATTTTGGTTAAGGTTCCGCTTACGTCTTTGTAAAGAGCGATCAGGGTACCATTTA